ATTTACTATTGTAGTATTTAACGGAATAACATAACTGAATTAGTATACAATGATATTTATAAAAAAGGATAAGTAATGAAATCAGAATTATTCGTAAAATTATTACGTAAAGTTATAAGAGAAGAAGTACAATCAGTTGTACGTAAAGAGTTAAGATCTGTATTGACCGAAAGAAAGACAGATCATTCAAAGGCAATAACACATGGTATAGATCTATCTAATATGGTATCTAATACACCTTCTAAACCATCCAAGAAGTATGTGAAAGATAATATATTGAATGACATACTAAATGAAACATCTGGATTTAATGGTGGTGGCAATACGCAGGAAAATTATCCATCAATGGCAAGTTTTAAAAGTGAAATGGCAGAATCATTTAGACAACCTAATATTCCTCCGGTCACAGATATACAAGGCAAACCGGTAGATATTAATAATAAAAATGTTGCTACTGTTGTTAATGCAATGACAAAAGATTATTCTCAATTAATGAAAGCAATTGACAAGAAAAAAGGAAAACGATAATTGGCAAGACAAGTATTTCAATATCAACCATTTAATGATACACCGGACAAACCATTAGGCATATTATTACCTTTAAATAAATCAGCCGGAGGCTCTAGATCTTTACAATCTACTTATAATTCAAATCCGAGTGCTGGTAAAGGTGTATTTGTATCTTCTTATACAACGGAAGAACAGGCATTAAGTAATTTGAAAAATTTAATACTTACTAGAAAAGGTGAACGATATTTTTTACCAGACTTTGGAACTAACATTCAATCGGCATTATTTGAAAATAATACAATTGATTTAGAATTACAATTACAAGAAACGGTGTCAGCTGATATTGAAAAATGGTTGCCATATATAAAAATAAATGAATTGAAAATTGTAAGAAATATTGATAATCAGCAAATTGCTATTAGATTATCATTTAGTGTTACTGAAAATGGATCAAATCAAGAAATAGTAATTTTTGCATCTCCAGAATCTATAGTAGTACAAGATGGAGGTACGCCTGAAGTAGAATTACAATTAGCGCCAATTGCTACCGGAGGAGCATATTAATGGAATTAGTAAAAAAAGACGTAAAATATTTAAATAAAGATTTTGGACAATTTAGACAAAATCTAATAAACTTTGCAAAAAATTATTTCCCGGATACATATTCGGATTTTAATGAAACATCGCCTGGAATGATGTTTATAGAAATGGCATCATATGTAGGCGATGTTCTTTCATTTTATTCAGATCAATCCTTTAAAGAAAGTTTATTGAGTAGTGCACAAGAAGAAAGTAGTGTGTTACAGATGGCTCAGTTATTTGGGTTTAAATCAAAATTAAATTCGCCATCTAATTGTATGGTAGACATATTTCAATTAGTGCCATCTATAGGATCTGGTACTAATTCTTTACCTGATTATCGATATGCATTAAATGTTAATGTAGGTGCTAGATTAGTAGGCGGCAATAATACTTTATTTAGAACATTAGAAGCTGTAGATTTTAGTGTTAATACGGCTAATGATCCTTTAGATATATCTGTATATGAATTAGATTCTAATGGTAATATACAATATTATTTATTGAAAAAACAAGTACCGGTACAATCCGGTGAGATTATTACATCTACATTCTCGTTCGGTGATCCTAAAGCATATGATAAAATTACATTGCCAGATAACAATTTGATAGATATTGTATCGGTAGTAGATAATAGAGGAAATACTTGGCATGAAGTAGATTATTTGGCACAAGATACTGTATTTGAAGATACATTGAATATTAAATTTAATGATGAAAAATTAGCTGAATATAAGTCGACTGTGCCTTACGTATTAAAATTGAAAAGAACGCCAAGACGATTTATAACAAGATTGAGAGATGATAATAAAACAGAATTGATATTTGGATCTGGAATAAGTTCTGATGCAGATGAAGAGTTAATTCCAAATCCAAAAAATGTAGGAATGGGATTAGAATATTTAACTAGAACAACTACTACTAATGTAGATCCTACTAACTTTTTAAAGACTCGTACGTATGGATTAGCCCCAGATAATATCACATTAACTATTACATATACAGTCGGCGGCGGAATAAAAGATAATGTTGTTGTTAATTCAATAACTAAAATTGATACAATATCATATAACGACAGTATTAATTACAGTGGAGTAGATAAAACATTTGTTAAAAGTACTGTAGCAGTAAATAATTCAGTTCCGGCCATTGGTGGACTAGAAAAACAAAATATAGAAAGTTTGAGACAAAATGCTATGGCATCATTTGCAGCACAGAATAGAGCAATAACTAGAGAAGATTATATAGTTCGTTGTTATTCAATGCCAAAGAAATTTGGTTCGGTAGCTAAGGCATATGTAATCGGGGATATGCAACAAGATTCATCCGATGTATCATATCCGCGTGAAACAATTTCTAATCCTTTAGCATTAAATTTATATACTTTGGCATATGATAGTAATAAACGTTTAGTGCCATTAAATGAAGCACTAAAGCAAAATTTAAGGACATACTTATCAAACTTCAGAATGTTAACAGATGCATTAAATATAAAATCGGCCCATGTAATTAATATAGGAGTTGATTTTGAAATTATACCTAGACCTAGATATAATAGTAATGAAGTTTTATTGAGATGTATTGATTTACTAAAACGTTTATTTGAAATAGATTCAATGCAAATCAACATGCCATTAAATATATCAAATCTAATGACAGAATTAGATAAGGTTGAAGGAGTTCAGAGTGTATCTAAATTTGAAATTATTAATTTATATGATCTAACTAAAGGGTATGTAGGTAATCTATATGATATTGAAACAGCTACAAAAAACAATATTGTATATCCTAGTTTAGATCCTAGTATATTTGAAATAAGATTTCCTAATGCAGATATCAAAGGAAAAATAACAAGTAATTAAGGAAACAAATGTATCAATTATATTTCGCAGAAAAAGATACGACATTATATGAAAAATTCCCAGATCAAAATACTGGAATAGATCAGATATTAGAATTAACAAAAGTTAGTTCTGGATCTAAATTAAATGGTATTATACAAGCTAATACAACTAATACAAGAATATTATTAGATTTTGGATCACAGATATCTTCAATTACAACAGATGTTAGTAACGGAAAAATACCGCCTATAGGCACGGGAATTAATTCTTCTTCAATATTTTTAAGTTTGAAGGCGTCGGATGCATCTGATCTCCCTTTATCTTACACTATCAAAGCATTTCCTATTTCAGAATCATGGAGCAACGGGAATGGAACGCATGCCGATATTCCAGAAACTACTAATGGAGCATCATGGCATTATAGAGATGCAAAGAATCCCGGCACAGTATGGAACACTGGGTCTGCTGCTAGTTATAATAATCTTGGTGTATTTGATAATCAAGGTGGCGGCACATGGATGACAGGATCTGGATATGAAGCTAGTCAATCGTTTCAAAATCAATCGCCGGATATTAGAATGGATGTTACTGATATAGTACAAAAATGGGTAAATGAAGATATCACTAATAATGGATTTATAATTAAACGAAAATATGATGAAGAAATTAATGGGTCTATATTAGGTTCTATTAAGTTTTTCGGAAGAGAATCACATACTATATTTTTACCTAGATTAGAAGTTGCTTATAATGATGTGAATCTATCTGGTACTGGATCGTTCAATGAAATTAGTACAGATATGTACGTGCCGTATATAAAAAATATAAGGCCAGAATATAGATCTGGCGATATAACAAAATTCAGAATCGGTGTGAGGCCTGAATTTCCAATAGCTAGTTATGCTACGAGCTCTTTTTATATAACAAAAGATAGATTGCCAGTAACTAGTTATTATAGTATATCTGATACTGTGACTAATGAAATTATAATTCCGTTTGATGAGGGTGTAAAGAGTTCTACTCAAATATCTTGTGATGACAAGGGAAGCTTTTTTAAATTAAATTTAAATACTTTTTTACCAGAACGTTATTATAAAATATGTTTAAAGGTAATTAGGGATAATGGTGATGATACGCAAATACATGATGATAGATTTTATTTTAAGGTTGTTAAATAATGGAAAATAAACTAACAGATAGAGAAGATGGTAATCAGTCGCAGGTAGAAGACTTACATGGATTA